GGCCCCCGGAAGCGATTTCCCAGAAGCGTCACGTTTTATGGGGTTAGGGTGACCCGGAACGGACGTCCGTCGCGGCCTGGGCGTCCGTTCCGGGTCGATCGTGTCCGTTCCGGGTCAGAGAGTGAACGATCGTTCGTTGATTCTGTCGTGATCGGCACGTAGCATGCCCGCAGGAAGTGAACCCCATGCGAAACAACGAGCGCGTCGAGAGAGCCAAGTGGACCGAGGTAGCTATGTCCCTAATGGCGGCCTACGTGGCTGCTGAGGACGGGCTGCTGGTCTCTCACCAGAACCCAGCCCCACCAGAAGCCCCTCCGGCCCCTCCGGACCTCCCAGACCCAGCGGGGTTTGAGTTCGTGGACCTGACGATCGAGCGGCTCGAGCTCGACAGGGTCGGGGGCTAGGCCATGACGAGCTGGTCGAAGAAGTGGGCTCGAGCCGGACGGCTCATGCTCAAAATGCGGGCCCTCCACCGGGACGGGCACCACCACCAGGCCCACAAGGCCAAGAACCTGGCGTTGAAGCAGGCCCAGTATGCCCTGCGCGGGGCGCTGCGCTCCTCGACGCCGGCCCTCGAGCGGCAGTCGGCCTAGCCGTGCCCGCCAAGGGCGTGAACCGGGGCGGGTCCAAGGCCCTCCACGGTGGCAAGACCCTCCCCAGGGCCAGCAAGAGGGTCGTCGAGTCCGCTCGCCAGGCGCTCGAGTCTCGGCTGTCCAAGTCCACTGCCATGATCGGACGCCTCGACCGGCACATTGTGAAGCTGACCGCCAAGGTGGCGTCTCCAAAGAACCCGCCGACGATCGAGAAGCTCGAGGAGCTGAAGAAGAGGGTGGACGTAGCGGTCAAGCTCCGCGAGTCTTGGGAGCGGACGGAGCGCCGCTGCCAGGTCTCGCTCGGGATCGTGACGGAGCGGGCCGCTCGCAAGGCCGCCGTGACGGCGATCAAGGACGACGAGGACGAGCTTGGCAAGATCCAAGAGCAGTTCGAGTAAGTCCAAGCTCCACGCCTACCCAGAGACGCTGAAGTATCGGGGCGGGAAGTGGGTCGTGGACCCGGACAAGGCCGTGCTGCGCGGCATTCATGGCGACCGGAAGGCTCGCGGCCTGGCCCAGGCGGCCAAGCTCGCGACCGTCGTCAACTTCATAGAGTCCTTCCTGCGGATCGTCACGAAGGACGCGAAGCTCCAACTCTTCAAGCTGAACACCGTCCAGGTGATCCTGGTCCAGTTGATCGCGCTGTGCTGGGTGCAGCTCCGCCCCGCCCAGCTCCTGGTGCCGAAGTCGCGCCAGCTCGGGGTCTCGACCCTGTTCCAGGCCCTGTTCTTCGTCCTGGCCCTGCTCACGAAGAACTACCGCTGCCTGACCGTGGCTCACCGCGAGGACAGCGCGGCCATGATCTTCCGCATGACGCGGACGTTCGAGCAGTGGCTCCCGAACAAGTTCCGCAAGCAGCTCAAGACCAGGACGAAGGGCTGCCTGGAGTGGCTCGAGTCGGGCTCCATGACCCAGGTCGCGACGATTGGGACCGGGGACGGGCTCGGAATGGGGTTCACCCTCAACGGCCTGCACGGGTCCGAGGTCGCCGTGTGGGCGAAGAAGGGCGACGCGAAGGCGGCCTGGACCTCGGTCTCGCCCGCGATCGCGGACAACGCGGACACCCTGATCGGCTTCGAGAGCACGCCCGACGGCCCGGACGAGTTCTTCCACGACCTCTGTGTGAAGGGCCTGGAGGGCTTCGGGGACTGGGAGCCCGTGTTCCTGCCGTGGTATCTCGACCAGAGCTACGCGGTCTCCAAGCGCGAATACACGCTCCGGGTCACGCGCGCGCGCCTGGGCGGCGACGTGGACTTCGAGCTGACCCCCGAGGAGCGGGAGCTGGTCAAGCTCGTCGAGCTGCAGCCCAAGGTGGCCGGCGAGGAGTGGATCCGGTGGCCCTGCACGCTGACGCTCGAGCAGCTCCTCTGGCGCAGGCTGACGATCGCGAACAAGTGCGGCGGTGACCCCGAGCTGTTCGACCGCTACTACCCCTCGACGTGGGAGCTCGCCTTCCGCAGCCGGCAACTGAACCTGTTCGACGCTCACACGCTCGAGCGGATCCACGCCCAGGCCAGCCCCCCGGAGAAGCTCGGGGCCATGCACCTGGTTCGTGGCCAGGGCGTGTTCAAGGTCAGGAGCAAGGCCGCACAAGACCGAGCCAAGTGGACGATCGAGGTCTGGGAGGACTACGACGACGGCTACTACTACGTCCTTGCGGCCGACACCAGCGAGGGCGTGGAGGGCGGGGACCCGGCGGCGGCCTACATGGGGAAGCTGCTCCCCGAGCTGGGCCAGGTGGAGATCGTGGCCGCGATCCACGGCCGGATCGACCCCGATCTCTACGCCGAGCAGCTCGACCTCCTCGGCCAGCTCTACGGCGAGGCCCTCCTGGTCGTCGAGACCAACAAGGCCTACGAGGTCATGCGGACGCTGCGGAAGCGGAACTACCGCAACCTCTACTGGCGCACCGACCCGACCAACCCCAAGAGCAAGGTCACCCAGCCGGGCTGGCACACGAACCCCAAGACGCGCCCGATCGCGCTCTCGATCCTCAAGGCCATGGCCCGCGACAACGATTTCGTTTGTCCCGACAAGGCCCTGGCCGTTGAAATGGGCGACATGGTTCCAGGCCCCAAGGGGAAGTGGGAGGCGCGGAAGGGCAAGAACGACGACCGGGTCCTTGCTGCCGCTATCCTCCTAGCTGTCTCGGGGTTCCGGGACCACCGAGGCCGGCGCAGCCGGCGAGTGGTGGAGGCGGTCGAGAGGTCAGAGAACACAGCCGTGGCGGCCATGAACAGGCAGCGAGCCTGGGCGAAGTCACGGAATCAGCTCAAGCGGCCGGGCGTGACCTCGGTCTCACTGTAGGAGGGCTTCGTGGCGAGCGAAACAAAAGACGAGCGAGATCGGTTCCTGTCCACGCGCTGGACGAACGTCTACCTCCCCGCCGCAGTGCGGGCGAAGAAGAGGTTCCAGGCGGACGCAGACGAGGTGGACCGCTACTTCCGCAGCTCCCACGACCACCTCTACGAGGAGGTGAATCAGATCATGTCGAGCGAGGGCATGTTCACGCTGACGATCAACCTCGCGGCCCAGATCCGGGGCTACATGGGGCCGCACCTCTACGCCCGCCACCCAGTCCGGACGGTGATCGCCAACACGACCGACACGGTGGCCCGTTGGTTCGCCAAGGTGGCCGACGTGTATCTGAACGCCGTCCCCTACGAGACCGAGCTGAAGGAGGCGATCCGGGGCTCGATCGACGACGCGCTCCTCGCAGGCCGAGGCGTGGGGATCGTCACGAAGGACGAGGACCTCGACGTGGTGACCACGCGCCAGGTCGCGATCGACGACCTCCTGATCGACCCGGACGCCCGCTGCCTGGCCGACGCGCAGTGGATCGCGGTTCGGCACGTCGAGCCGACGTGGATCGTGAAGAAGCGTTACAAGACCGGCCAGGCCGACGACCCGACGAAGGGCCTGGTCTACAACTCCACGAGTTGGGACCCGGAGTCCGGGATCAACAAGGAGAACGGGCAGCTCCTCGACATGGGGGACGCTCGGTTCCGTGGCCAGACCAGCGAGCTGACGACCTACTACAAAATCTGGACGAAGTTCGGGTCCGGCCTGCTCCACGGGCGCGGCGGGAAGAACGAGAACAAGCCGGCCGAGTTCGACATGAACCGCGAGAAGGGGAACCGCTACCGCTACATGGTGATCGTCCCCGGCCACGTCAAGCCTCTCTACGAGGGCGACTGGCCCATTCCCATGCACCTCGACAGCGACTGGCCGATCGGGCTGCTGGACTTCACGCCGACCCGCCTGGGCGACAAGAAGGATCCCATGTGGCCGGTGAGCCTTATGAAGCTGGGGCTCAGCCACCAGAAGGCGATCGACATTCTCTGCACGATCCTGCTCTCGGACCTCCGGTTCAAGAGCCGCACCGTGGCCGGCGTGCTGGGCGAGAAGGCCGAGGACGTGAAGGAGGCCCTGACCAACGGGGACCTGCATGTCGCGTTCAACCTCGACCCGACGGACGGGGTCACGGACATTCGCCAAATCTTCCAGCTCCTCGAGCTGGGCGAGGTCTCGCCGCAGCTCATTCCGACGATCGACTGGCATGAGCGGAAGTTCGGGGAGATCACCGGGCTCCTGCCGCTGCTCAAGGGGGCGACTCCGGGCAGCTCGGGCGACACCCAAATGCGCTCGGCCATGGAGGCCTCGGTCCGGGACCGGAACAGCCGGAGCCGCCTGGAGGACATGAACGAACGCTGCGAGTCCTTCAACAGCGCGGCGGCCAAGCGCGAGTTCATAGCCTTGCGCCTGGTCTGCTCGGCGAAGGAGGTCGAGAGCGTCGTGAACGAGAAGCTCCCGCCCGCCCCGTTCAAGGTCAAGGTCGCGCTCGGGCTGGACGTGCTCACGATCGGTGAGCTGAAGACGTTCTACCCTCCCGCCGCGCGCTACTTCGACGACCCGCAGGAGGCCGAGGCGGTCCAGCAGCAGCTCCTCGGCCAGGACAGGGCCATGATCGAGCTGGCCTGGTCGGCGGCCAACAAGGAGAGCAAGACCCCGGCGCTGCTTCGAGCCAACGTGACCCAGGTCTCGGTGGAGGAGCTGTGGTCGGACACGGCTGGGCTCGAGGCCAAGGACCTGGCCAGGGGCTACAAGGTCAAGATCGAGGCCGGCTCGGCCCGCCGCGAGGACTGGGAGTTGCTCAAGGATCAGGCCGCCTTCCTCATGCAGGAGATCGGTCAGCGCGCTGCGGCCATGGGTGACCTCAACACCTACAACCGCTGCGCCGATCGCGTGCAGCAGATCATGCAGATCCCGAGGCAGGACCGGATCTACATGGACGTCCAGCTCCAGTCCCAGCAGGCCGAGGGCGCCCAGAAGGAGGAGCAGGAGAAAATGCAGCAGGACTTCCAGCGCAAGGCCCAGCTCGAGATCGCCAAGCAGGACGTGAAGGACCGAGGGAGCGCCCAGCAGATCGTGCTGAAGGGCGAGATCGACTCCGGGCTCCAGGGCCAGCGGTTCGCCTACGAGCGGGCCCTCGACACGCCAGGAGGTGGCGGGTGGCGATAAACGGGAGGAAGCCGGAACGGACGTCCGTCTCGGGTCCGATCAGCGACGCCATGGTCGTGGCGGCCTGGGTCAAGACTGCCTCGACGTGCCTGGGCCGGATCACACGAACGATCGTCCCGACCCACCAGGACCGGGCCGTGGCCGAGCGCCTGGTGGACAACGTCAGCATAAAGGTCCTGCTCGACGCTCTCTACAGGCTCAGCAACCCAGAGGAAGTGACGAATGCCGAACCGGATCTACAGGGTGGACGAGGACCAGGAGGGCTGCGAGTCCTGCCTGGAGGGACTGAGGAGGTGGGAGACCATGACGGGCCCGCTGCTCGAGCAGTGCCCGGAGTGCTCGAGCAAAGTCCACGTCGCGATCTCGCCCCAGACGGCGCCGACGATCGGGGCCATGGACCCCCGCCTGGCTGAGGGGCCGCTCTACATGAGCCAGCTCGCGGACACACGCGGGCGCAAGGACCCCGACGCTTGGGTGTCGGGGCCTCACAGTTGGCGGAAGCGGATCGACCGGGCGCAGCGAGAGCAAGGCGTCCGGGTCCTGAGCAACAACGAGGCGGACGACATGCGGAGTCCTCGCGAGATCAAAAGGAGTGAACGACATGGCGGGTGAGCTGAGCAACGAAGAGAAGGCATTCCAGCAGG